ACACCTTCTTCATATCCTCCTATTCCTTCCTCATATCCTCCTATTCCTTCCTCATATCCTCCTACACCTTCCTCATATCCTCCCGCATCTTCATAACCTCCTACTACTTCTTCATAACCTCCTATATCTTCACCTTCTTCAGAGATCATTTGTACTATACGAGGTATAGAAGGCATTCCTACACTTTCTTCTATCATATCCATTGTATACGGTGAAAACTCATTTTTATACCTAACTTGGTTAAGTATAACTTTGGATAAGTTTTCACTCCTACCTAGCCCTATACCTCTGGCTACAAATACGCTCATTAATAGTTTAAATCGTGTAGTATATTGATTGAAAGGCTCCCCTTCTTCAGTTTTTGTATATTCATTTTTTATATCTCGAGACACATTAAATGATATATCATTAGGGTCATTAATAGCATTTTTAGCATTTTGAAGTCTCTGCTTCTTTGTAAATGTTCCAGTGTTTAGAGCCCGAGATCTTACCGAAGTATTTGAAGTAGTTATGTTGTTAGACGCAGTAACGTTAGGGGGTAATTCTGTCAGATTACGAGATCTATTAGATACTGGAAAGTATGCCATATTTTATATATTTTATTAATTAATAAAATATTAATTTTATTATGCTAATCGTCTTCCTTATCTAGAATATTATTTATAGTCTTTACAGCTGAATCTATACGTTCTTCTTTGATTTTAGCTTCCCGGTCCGCTTTTTCGTTTCTACTGATTATGGTAGTTCTAATTTTTGGTCCAGAAACATTGGAAGAACTGGACGATCCTGATGAACTAGAACTTGATTGACCATTATTTGCAGGTGTTCTTTTAATGACAATCCTACGTTTAGTAGTTTGAGAACTAATAGGTGGTGGTGGAGTAATGGGTCGTTTTCCTTTACCGGTAGATCTATTATCTACATTGATCTTAACATTTCTAGCAAAAAGTTTATCCAAATTAGCACCTGGAGGTAAAGGTAGAGGTTTATCTGATCTAACTTTAGGTTTCGATTCTGTATCAGAACCATCAGAATCGCTGGTATCAAACCCAAAACCGTCACTAAATTCTTCCTCGGAAGAAATTTTCTCTCCAGCAATTTCTTCTAGAAATTGCTTATCTTCTCCATCGCTTAATACACTATCATCTGTTGTGACATCACCACTATAATCGTATTCGTCCGCCATGTTTAATTTGATAGAATTATAGCTTAAGGGATAATTCTAGTAATAAAAATGGCAGATCTAAAAAACCCAATCGTTGTTGGAATTATTGTTTTGACGATAATTGTTATTTGTATAACTATCTTTTTCTATCAATGGAACAGATCGTTGCAAGAAAAAGTAACTAATATGGAAAATGTAGTTTCTACTAGTATCAAAGAGATGAACGGTCTTCGAGAAATCAAAAAGTCTATACCTTGGTTTAACAAGACTTTAAAAGAGCATGAAGAAACTATTAGTAGTTTAAATGAATCTAATGCTGCTCTAGTCAGAGAAGTCAAACTACTTAGGAAGAATTTAGATATAACTGTCGATGCTCTAAATGCCAGTGGTACAGTCGAAGTAAAAATTCCCAAGAAAAAGAAGAAAACTTCCAAAAAGAAGAAAAATAACAAGAAGAGTGTAAGCTTCGAGAGCGAATCTGATTCTGAAGAATCTGAATCAGAATGTTCGGAATCTGATTCTGACGATGATATCAGTGATGTCAAGAAAGCGTTGGCTAAAATGAAGAAAAAGAAGAGAAGAAGTGCTTAGTTTATAATTAAGTAGTTATTCCTTTTAATATCATTTTCATTTTTATTTAGTGTATTAGAATAACCAGGTCTTTTTTGTCACCATATACTAAATAATAGTGATGGAACTTCTGACCATATATTTTTGATAAGTTTATCACTTTAAATTGTAAGTCTATACATTTTCCAACTACATCATTTACTATTATTATAGTTTGGCCTGTTTCTAACAGAGAATACGAACCGCGCCCTATATATTCTTTGATGTATTTACCCATATCAACTTTGGTAGGATTAACATTTATAATATTATTCATAGAAATTTTTATGGATTTTTTAACATTCATTTCTAATTCAGTCTGACCGACTTCTTTTAAATGTCTTACCCATTTTATGTTATCATTTACTATATCCAAATGTACAACTTTAATAATATATTCTATAATTGTAATATTGTTGTCTAAATCTATAGATTTAGTTTTAATTTTATCAGTAGAACTCCAAGTAATATCTTTATCTTCGATAACATAATCTAACTCTCTAGACCATTTTTCTAAACTGTTATATTCATGAATATAACTTGGCAATTCCCATTCGGAAGTATGCTCCTTTTCAAATTTATCGAGACATCCCAGTATAATATATTTATCTTTAATCAGCCTATTAATTAAATCTGGCACTATATTATTCTTATCTTTAAAACTGTATCCTTCTACGCATTTTCTTAATATCAATCTTTCCGATGGTAGAAAATCTTTTATCATAAAGGGTAATAATCCCAGGCTATACTTGCCTTCCATTACACGACTATAATATGTGCTATATTTTTTCTTGACCAGTAAAAAGCTGTCATTAAATGTATTATAAATAATAACACCTTCATTGACAAAGGTAAGTTCCTTCTTATGACTTGATAAAATTACTCTAATCCTATCCATCATTGTATCTCTTTTATGTTGTTACAGATATTTTTAACCTTATAAATAGATCTTCTCTTATCTTAAAATCATGGAAACTGAAATGCAATCGTCATCAAATGCTACAGATAAATATGTAGCATTTGAAGAGAATATCAGAAAATTCTTTGTAGCTTGTGACAACATCAAGAAGGTTGTTCAATCACGAAAAGTCATAAGTAAGAAGAATATGATTTATGACAGTTATGAGCAATTCGTCGATACATACGAACAAATTGGAGCTGAAGATACAATGATCATATTCGAGAAGTTCTACATGGAAAAGAGATTTCAAATATTATCACGTAAGGATACTTGGATTGGAAATAATAGTAAGGCCGTTATTGAATTTCCGTCCAAGAAAAAGACTAAAAGAAGAAAAGCTATATTTCTATCCATCTATTATCATAATGCCAAGGATCTTTCAGCCGAAGCTGAAAAAGAAGTTACTGAATACAATAGAGAAGAAGAAGCCGACAATGTATATCTTCCAGAGGAAATGATATATCCTCTATTGGAAATTTTTGCTCTAGTTGCTCCAGAAGAAGATATGGATAAATTAAACATTTACCGTGAAGAAATTAAAGCCGAATTACCAAGCACAGATATCTCTCCCAACAAAGCTAATCCTATGTCTGGTATGGGAGATTTGGGGTCCATGTTAAACGGCGCCTTAGGCTCACTAGACTTTTCTAAATTGCAGCAATCATTCGGAGGTGGTGGCAAGGAAGGAGAAAGTAGTGGTAGTGGTATTCCTGAAGGTATGGATTTTGGAGAAGCGATCAATGGTATTTTCAATAATCCTGAATCTAAGAATATTATAAATAAAGTTACTGGTAAGTTTAAGGGAATGAAAAATATGAACGACATACAATCGGTAGTAGGAGATTTGTTATCTGATAAGGAATTACAGGACAGTTTTAAGAATATGTTGCCAGAAGCAGTATCTGATAGCGAGGTTAAAAGGATGGTAGCCGAAGCTAAGGGAAAGCATCCAGATACTAGCAATTCTAACAGTAGCCATGCCTTAATTGAAGATTTGATTAATACAGCTGTGCCAGTTAGCGCTTCAAGTAATAGTGTACCAACTACTATGATATCGGATGCTGATTATCTCAAAAATAGTGGAACTACCACCACTTCTATTCTACAATTCGAAGTACCTGAACAGGCGTCCACTTCGGAGGTTCAGACCGTAGATTTAGCACCATCTAACATTCCCAGCGCTGTAGATACAACTGAAAGTGTTGACTAAGTAAAATTTGAAATTGATAAACATTAAAAAGATTTGACTTATTATATAAAACAAAGCAAACTCGAACACATAATCGAATATATCAAGGTAAATTACCCCACGTTAAACTTAATCACATTCAAAATGGCAGCAACATTAAATAACAACATTAAAGCTCAGGCTAAGGATGTTCTTGCGATCTTTCAGGATAAGTTCAAAATCGAATACGATTCGATCGATTTGACTAAACTCCACTGTCCTAAACCATCGTCTAGAACTATCCCCGGTAAGGATAGTAATCAGACTTACTCGGGATCTGCATGCGAATATATTTCAGGCGAAATAAATGGGAAACCTACATACCAAGAATTTAGATTTCAGGGTCCACCTTTGTATTCTAAGTTTGGTATATCTCAAATGGTCGATAAGAACAATGGTAATGTAAGCTATTCTATCTATTCTCCCTTGCCGATGGCAGATGAAGATATCAACTTCTTTGTTACCGAGACTCTAACTGGATTACACGAAACTATGTGTCAATTCACTGGCAAATACGCTGAAGATATTGGTAAGCCTAATTTGACTGCCGATGGTGCTAAATCTATGATCCCAGAATTATTTAAGTATAGGAAAGATAAAGTCACTAACAAGTTACATAAGGATAGAGATCCATTCCTTTACAGCAAGCTGCTCAGTCGTGGAATGGATGGAAGGGATGGAACTGTATTTGTAGGTATTGGAGATAAGAAGATCATTCCTTGGTATAAACTTGAGAATGTTGAGATGAAATTCATTCCTGTATACTCTCTCGGATTTTATGCTGGAGGTATGGGTATTTCTTTTCCTATGAAGATGGTAGAAGCTGTAGTGTTATTTTATCGTAACACTAATGCTACATCCAGTCAGGCTGATACCATCGAGAAGTATAAAGACCAGTATATGGAAGAATATAAGAAAAGCCTCGAGGCTATGGCCAATATGGCGGTAGGTGATGGACTAGGCGATAACGAGTCTACATTGGGATCGCTTCAACATACAGAAGCGACTGTATTAGTGAGTAAGGAAGTAGGAGAGAATGATGGGGAAGAAAGTACGGCACCGGCTAAGGCTCCGCCAACAAGGACTAGACAACTCAGGTAATTAGATAATTGATAACATTAACATCCATATAAAATAATATGGATAACATTAAAATGACATTTCCAGACGAATGGGAAGAGAATAATAGAGAATCTTTATATCATCTATATGACATTCTCATCAACGAAATTAAAATTAACTATCCCTATCACGCTTTTGTAGAAGTTATTTATAATAATCAATCTAAAAAAGTAAATAAGAAAAGATTTAAGGTCCCGGGACCAGTATTATACTTTTAATAATGGATGAAGAAAACGAAGAACGTGTCGAGGGCAAATATGATAGTGATGTCGCAGAGTTGAAATCTAATTTTTACGATGCTGTATATAATATGAAGAAAACAGCCGAATTTCAAGAACTAAGGATAGACGATGCTATTAATCCTCTATTAAATTCTATATTATCATATTATGATCGTACATATCGTCCAAAGACTGTACATAAACCTGTAGCTAAAAAGAAAGAGAAAGAAGAGAGTTCTGTGCCTGTATTTTCTAGCAAACCTATATCGGTCAGTTATGCCTCTAGACTGAAGAAGTAATAATATATTAATTAATATATTGTTTAATTTGTATTATCGTTTGGTATATTATCGTTTGGTATATTATCGTTTGGTGTATTATCTTCAGTTACTGAAGACGTAGGTGAAGGAGATCTTCGCTTACATACACCACCTTCACATTCGACTTCTTCTACATCGTCATTACTTTTAGATTCAGTAGAAGGTCTATGTTCATACTTTTTCTTATGGTTTCTATATCTCTTTTTTATTTTGATATTACCAGAATATTGCTTGTCCAATAATTCTATGGCTACAGGTATTAAATAGAACAGATTTTTAACATTATCGTCTGTCGATAACAATACATTATCGACACGTCTAATGAATTCCTGTGTGTTATTATCACTACAACACACTCGTAAAATGCCTGTAAGTCTTCCTGCTATTAACATCATCCTATTAACATCATTCACAGATAAAGTTTTCTTATCTTTAAGGTTATCGATCTCTTCAGAGATAATAATTAGCTCATTAGTTTCAGCCATTTTTGTTATATTATCTTTTTCTTTTAACTAACGTTAAATTTTGACTGTTAACGCTATAGGAAGAACCATCTAATTTTGTTACTTGAACTAAACTTGGATCTTTAAGACTTAAAGATTTCAATCTAGTAAAATTAACCTCAGATAATTCTTCCGGACTATGTTTATTATCTCCACAACCCTTAGAACATACGCCTTCTTTATCATCTTCTATCCAAATTTTCTCATATGTATCCCAATCCATTAAAGGTTTACCTAAGCCTTTATTTACGGAATTATGAAATTGTCTACTATGTTCAGACATGCCCCATTTTTGGCCCTTGAATTTCTCAGGCGGATTTTTACTTAAATGTAGACCGCAATGTTCACGACAATCGCCACATTTGAACTTTTCGCAGAAAAACCTAACAAACCCTGGATATATATTCTGTCCGTTCATATCATCATACAAAGCTAATATATGTAATGCTTTCCATCCACCTGGACCGACGATCCTAGGATTGGATAACTTGGCATGATCGAATTTTCCCTTGTTGATACTCATATTTACTATATCTATTTATTATTTGTATTAACACGTTTGATTACTATTTTTCTATTATTCTTAGTAGATGTGCTATTACCAATTCTGTTTATCCTTAGCTTAGGTTTATTTACACTAGTATTATTTTTTATATCTACATTATCAGATTTATTATTCTTAACTACAATCAAGCGTCTAGACAAAGGAGCGACGTAAGGTACTGTAAGTTTATATCCTTTTTTCTTACAATAAGCCTCGATCATTACAACTGTGTCTGCCAGATCGTCGTCTTTTCTCTGACCTTTAGGGTGAGACTTATCTAACCAATAGTCCATAACGTCTAGAGACCAATTATCTTGACGTTCAAGTAATAATTCCCTGGCTTTACGTGATGCCCATTTCTTCAGATTTTCATCAGAATTTGCACCTAATTCGTTTCCTTTAACGTGAGGGTTAATTTCACTTATCTCGGGTAGTAAAGGATAATCTTTCAATTTGGTCATAAAATATGTTATCGCGTGTTGCATTATACGGTTTATAGTAATATTGCGAGGAGGTTGTTTTTCTATCAATACAATATGTGTATCTAAGAAATCATCGCTATGTTCGTCTAATCGTTTAGAGATATTTTGAAATGTGTTAGAATTGAAAGCTTCTTTCCAGAAAGCTATAGGTATAATTCTACCATCATGATATCGTCTTTCTATCCTAAATGCGAAATTTACTTTACCAGGATCGATTGCTATAATCTGTAAATAATCTTGATCCCACTTTCTGTTTTTCTTGGCCAAAGAATGTGTATATCTTTCTACAGTCCCCATTGTAAATATTTTTTTATAGTTCGAAACTTATATAGCACTCACAATGTTCGCGATAAATAGCCCTCACAATGTTCGCGATAAATAGCCCTGCATATAAGCGACTTGTTCTATACGCTTATATGTAGTCTCAATATCTTTAACGTCTTTTTTCTTAGCTATATCTCTAGATAATAGAAATATAATTATTTCGTATATTTCTATATCACTTTTTCCAAAGATATCTATATACATATTACAATTTTCGACAACATTCTCGTCTCCTGGTAGGACTATGTATCTATCTTTTTCATCTATTTGTTCACATATATCTTGTACAAAATTGTTAGATTTTTGTAGTGTACTCTTGATGTACTGAATGTCAGGTTTGGTGTTACATTTCGCTTTAGTGTTAAACACTAGATATATTAGTAATAACAATATTACTAATACTAATATTAGTATTAGTACTAAAATCATTCTAATATAAGTTATCTTGTGTGGTATCTCGTAAATATACTTTAAATGTTCCTATTTGTCCAACATTAGTTTTTAGAACTATTATATTTTCGCGTTTATCTATGCCTTCCTGTTTGCATACGTACACATAAACGATTCCGTTTTTACATAGATTGTTTATTTTAGCGAGAGGTTTAAGTTTATCTATTGTCGTTTCGACAGAATACTGATCGGAAGGTATCTTCTTCTTTATGGCTATGTTAAGTTTACCTTTTTTTATTTTAATAGCATTATTATCATCCACTATATCGTCAGATTCTTCTTCATTAGGTCCACTATTCCTGAAAGAATGTGCACTTCTACATTCGCCATACTCGTCAAACCCTCTAATATATAATACATTTTTTCTAGTAGTAAACTTAATTGTTTTACAGGCACTCTTGATAAAAGCTGAACACATATTAGAAAAATCTGAAGTATTAACCTTAATATAAACGTCAGAGTCTCTGATTTGTGGAGGTTCAGTATCATCTACTGATAAATTGATGGTATGTATTTTACTAGCACCATCTTTACTAGTAGACCCCTCACAATTTACATATAGTTCATCGTCATCTTCTATTTTGTATATCTGACCTACCGCTTTGGCTGGAATACTCTTGAGCATGGTGTAGCAAGACTTAAGGCCTACACCAATATAAGTGCGAAGTTTGCAATTATCATCGTAATAGTAATTTGATAATTGATCACCTCTCGATTCAAATTCAACCATTGCCATGTTATCTAT